TACTCGTGGGAGATGAAAGAATTTGCTAAAGCCGCATCAGCTAAAAGTGGGGTGAAACAAAATATGGGGGAAGAATTGTTAATTATGAATTACGGTGAAAATAAAGTTAAAAAAATAAAAGTTGGAGAACAATTGGATATGTTTAAGCATATTTATGTATAATTTGTTTTTTTTTTATTTAAATGATATTTATAGTAAAAAAATATTATGGAATTAGTAAAAATTTTGTCAAAGATAATTAATGAAAATTTAAATATACAAAAAATATTATTAGAATATCCTGAATCAACAATTAAACGATTAGTTGATAAATTTTCATTAGAAACAGACGATAGTGAGGATGATATAAAAAAAGTTATTTCTGACTTTGAAAGATTTAAAAGTGGTTTTGCTAACGAAGATAAGGATATTTTTAAACACACTTATATTAAGTTAAAACAGTTAATTAAGGATAAATCCACAAAACAACAAACTAAAAAAGATCTTGATAGTTTTGCTCAAGAATTTGTTACAAAATACGAAGGAACGGATTTACTACTAACAAAACAAAATATTAAAAAATATTTTGAGTTGAAAACATTGTTTCCTGAAGATAGAGCGTTTAAAAATCCGGTTACAGATTTAAACCCATCACAACTTGATAGTCTTGTTAGAAAATATTTTGATAGATTTAATGAGAACGGAGAAAATGCATTAACAAAAAGAATGACTGAGAAATTCGCAAAAGAAATTCCTGATGAGGATCCACTTACAGTTATACTACCAAGAGTTAAAAGATTTGTTACTAATTTTTTATTAATACCATTAAATACAAAATTAAGTTCATTTATGTCTTTTGATGAATTTGAACACATTGTTGATGGTTATACTCCGGCTGGAGAAGATGAATATAGTATGCCTGAAATTGATGTAAGTGACGTGGATATTGCATATGAAGATGATAACATATTAATTTTTGCTCCTGATCAAAAACATAAGTGTATTAATATTAGAAAAAAATACGCACCAGATAGAAGATGGTGTACATCATGGGAAGGGTCAAGTAATTATTATTACAATTATAGATTAAATCAAAACTTAACATTGTATTATGTTATTAGTAAAAACCTTGAAGAATCTGACTTAAATTATGCGGTTGTTATACTTGTTGATAAGTACGGAAGAATGAAATTAGCGGATAGATCAAATTCCGGTCGATTTGCGGGAGGAGAAGAAATATCTTGGAGAGAAATAACTCAAAAAGTTCCTAGTCTTGAAGGTAAGGAAGATTATCTTGTACCAAAACCATTTACTGATGAAGACACAAAAAAACTAACCAAATATAAAAGTCTTAATCTTACAACATCTGATCCTGTTAAAGAATTAGGTTCAGTAGATGAGGTTGAATTATGGATGGAATTAAGAGGTCCTGATTTTAAAAATATTACTAATGGTGATGAAATATTTGGTAATTTACCTGAAGAATTGCAAAAAAAATATATTGGTCTTGGAAATGAATTAGATGGTAATATGGTTAAGAGGTTAGCCCCTGCAGCAATGACATATTATGTTTCTAAGAAAAAAGAAAAAATACTAACAAAAACTTTAAAAGAAGTAACAGAAAACGATATTGCAGTAATATTATCTCAAGAAATGAGACCATATTTTAGAGATTTAAAACGAAAATATAAAAATGAACTAAACACAATTTTTGCGGATAACAAAGTAATATTACAGTACCCTAAAGATGACCCATCTAAATTTATTGTGATGTTTGGATTTGAAGAATTTTTTGAATCCCTATCAGAAAATATTGAATTCATTAATATTGAAAATAAAGGATCATCCCCAATACTGTTAGACTTACCAGAATCAATTGGTAAATTTAAAAATTTAGATACTTTGGTTCTTGATAATATGATCAAAAGTATACCTGAAAGTATTGGTGAATGTAAAAATTTAACATTTTTAAATTTAACTAATAACATTGAGTTAGAAAGGTTACCCAAATCAATGGTAAATTTAACCTGTTTAGAATTTGTTTCAATTGAGGGATCTAATCCAGATATTATAATTCCGGAAGTTTTACGAAAATATATGACAATAGATGAAGATTTTTTCTTAGTAGAATTCCCCGATAATATGAAACAACATTGCAAAGGAATCACATCAATTTAACTTATAGTTTATGAAAAATATAGATGTTGAAATTTACATTAGTCAAATGATAACTTTTTTTGAAAAAAACCCAAAAGATTTTATAGATTTAGTTGGTAACATACAAAAAGAAATTTTTTACAATAAAATGAAGGAAAGATCTTTAAAAAACGTAAAAGAAGAAAAAGATTTGATATTAACTAAAGAACAAATGATTGATATTGTTATTGAACTTCAACACCCCAATTTAAATGAAAAAAAAGACGATATTAAAAATATTGAAAATATTATATTAAAAACAAAATTTGGTAATATATTTTTAAATTAAAATTTTTTTAAAAAAAGTATTGTTGATTAAAAAAAAAAGACTATCTTTGTTGTATAATTAAAATTTAAAAATATGAACTATACAACAGAATTAATTCAAACAATGGCACCGTCTATTTTTGCAACATCCCCATCGTCAAAAATGACAAACAAGTACCAATTTGTTCCTACCGACAAAATTATGGAATATTTTGAAAGAGAAGGGTGGGAAATTTCATCAGTTAACCAAAATGGTAAGGATATACACTCAGTACATGAAGTAAAGTTTCGTAATCAACAACTTCCATCGGTTGGAGACACTTTAGTTGAGGCGATTATTAGAAACTCTCACAATGGTATGTGTGCATTTTCAATGAGTTCTGGACTTCACAGATTAGTATGTAGTAATGGATTAACAGTTCCAACATCAGTGGCTGACCAATTTAAACTTAGACACAAAAATTTTGAACTTGACGATGTTAAAAGTTTAACTGAAAGTTTTGCAAAAAAATTACCAATAATTCAACAGTCTGTTGGAAGAATGATGGAACGTCAACTTACTATGTCCGAAAAAATAGATTTTGTTCAAAAAGCATCTAAACTTAGGTGGACGGCAGGATCAGTACCCTCAACACTTGATTTAGTTGACTTGTTAACACCTAATCGTAATGAAGATGAAGGAGATGACCTATGGAGAGTATTTAATGTAGTACAAGAGAAATTTGTCCGTGGTGGAATTGAATATAAATCACAATCCGGACGTAAAACAGGATTGAGAGGATTAAAAAATATTATTACTTTAAATACATTAAACACAAAACTTTGGGAGACAGCCGAATTAATGTTATAGTTTATAATGGAAGAACAATATTTTACAAAAGAAAAAAATTTTTTAGATATTCTAAAAGAAAGACATCAAAAATTATATGCAATAATTAATGTTAACAGTGTTTTATCAATAGAACCTGAACTCTTAATAAAAAAAAACTTTGAAGTTGAATATCTTAATAGTTTTGAATATAATGGAGAAATTAAACACTCCGATGGGATATTTAAAAATAGATCAGGATTCTATTTATATTTATCAAAGATTACATTATCTGAGATAAATTTTAAAATAAAAGTTTATTACGACGTAAGTCAATTAGAAGAAGTTAAGTTTTTTATAAAAAATTTATCAAAACTAAAAGAAACTGATTAATAATAAATATTAAAATAATAAAACAAATGGAAATTACAAGTGTGGAATTACAAGAAAAAATCAATAAAGGTGAAAAATTAATTATTGAATTTTGGGCGGAATGGTGTGGACCTTGTCGAATGATGAAACCTATTTTTGAAATGATATCAAAAGAAAATACTTCCGATGTTCAAATGTTTACAATGAACGTAGATTTAAATCGTGAGGTTGGAGCATCATTAGGTATTAGAAGTATTCCTACTATTAAAGTAATAAATGGGGGGAACGTTATTGAAACAAAAGTGGGAATGTTGAATGAAAAAGATCTAAAAGGTATGTTAACAGAATTAATCAATGGATAAAGTTGTAGTATTATTTACGATGAAACAATGTCCGTTTTGTCATATGTTAAAAGAAATGTTGGATAAAGAAAATGTTGAGTATGTTGATCGTGATATACATGAATATGAGGAGGAATATAATTTATTTGTTGAGGTAACTAACAATGAGTATGTTCCATCATTTATGTTAATAGAGTCACCCGATGATGATCCAATTACTGGATTATTTGCTCCTGATAGAGATTTTGAAGATATTAATGAAGGAGTAAAAATTATTAAAGAATTTATTAATGGGTAATTAGAAGATAATAACATCTTCCAATCTATCTTGAATTAAATAAGGTTTTTCTCCCGTAGGGTCTAATATGTCCTGAATAAGGTCATAACCCTCCACTTTAGTTTTAAAGTTTTTTAAATCAAAGTTAAATAAGTCTAATATTAAAGATTTGATAATGGTTTTATCTAAACCTGATTTAGGTACAATTTTAATGTTAAAATCTTCATCGTCATTTAATTCTTTTGTGAAAAAGAAATGTACCTCATCAGTCATAATTGTACTGTAAACTTGGTTAAACATATAATGAGTATAATAAACCATTAATCTACCACAATTTAAACTATGACCATATGGAAACTCAGAATTAATTGAAATTTCACTTAAAGGTTCATATTCCTGTGTAAATGGAATTTTATTAACTTTAACCCAACCTGTTTCAATGTTACTTATTTTTTGGTTATAGTTTATAACGTCAACAACATTAAGTAATTTAATATTTAACTCAATTAATATTTCTTTAAATTTTTCTGTAAATTCATCTCTTATTAAATTTATATCTAAAAAAATTTCACTTGTGGTTATACCGTTTACAACATAAAAAGATCCCACATCAGAAACTTGTATTATTGAATCTTTATTTTTATCAATTTTAGATAAAATAAATTCGGCAAATAAATTAACAATGCCTCTTTTTGAATTTTTATTAATTAATCTCATATCTTTTTTTTACAATTGATATGGATTATAAATGAATAAATAAATAGTTTATTTAAATATAAAGTTTATTTAAATATAATGACCAAAGTTTTCGTTTATCTCTTTTTGAATATCAGACCAATCTGGATAATCAGGAGTTCTAAAATCTATACATTCAAAATCACCATCGTAGATTAGTTGTTTCATCAAAGTCGTATAACTACCAAAATAATCTAAATATGAATCTGAATATGATTGGCCTCTATTGTTTTCTAAAAATAAAGTAATGTCACCAACAAAATTTCTAATTTTAATATAATTTACATATATAGAGTGTTTTTTACCATCTGACATGGTATGTTCTTTTGGGAATTCATCAACTTTACCTTCAAAGTATTCATCTAAACCATTATATACTAATTCATATATTTCATTTTGATATGCAGAATTATATGCGTTCCAATAAACACTTTGTAATTCTTGACCTAACTCACTCAAATCATTTTTACATAGTTCATTTATTGCCTCGGAATCTTTAATTAATTCATTTAAGTCTTCAGGTCCAATTTTAAAATAACCTTCAGTTCCCTGATCTTCTGATAAGATTTCAAAAAAATCAGAATCATAATCTTCTAAAGATAATTCAACATTACCAATTTCTTTAAAAATAACATCTTTTAAATGGGCGGTATTTTTTTCGTCTAAATCATCAATAACTTCAGATGGTTTTGTGTCAACATCAAAATACCAATCGTTACCTAAACCATCTCCGTCAAATATTTGTTTTGCAACATCTTCAGGAGAAATGTCACGACGGGAGGAACCACAGAAAAAAGAAGCCAACTCATCTCTATCCTTACCTAAATATAAATAGAACCCATCAGGTCTAATTTCAACATCAGTTAAAAGGTTGCTTGTAATATACTTAATAGTATTATCGTAGTTATGTTCTAAACCATGTAGTAAATAATTGTTTATAAACGATTCAGGAACAGAATCATACTCTAAATTAGATATTATATCACTTTCAACCAAATAATCAAACACTTCATTACTAAAATCATCAGAAGGAATATTATTTATATCTATTTTATTTAATAAATTTTTTCCTTTTATAAATCTAAAAAAAGTTAAAATTTTTCCATTAAAAATAGAAGATATTTTATCCCAATTACCATCATTAAATTCTTCTATAATATTGTTTACCGTCATATTTTTATTAATAAATATAAAAAAAGTGAGAAAACTAATTTCCCACTCAAGTAAATATTATAAACGACTATTATTTATTTTTATAATATTTCTCAACAATTTTTTTAACAGATTCCTGAACCGTAACATTTTGTGTTTGTGGTTGAGGTTGAACTGGTGTTTGTGGCTGAGGAGCCGCTTCAGACTGATTTTTTTTACATCCGCATCCCATAATAATTTAATTTTATATAGTTTATTTATATATAAATATTATAATATTATTAAATTTGTAAATAATATAATATTTATTATTGAATGAAAAAAATTATAAAAATTACAGAAAACAAATTAATAAATTTAATAAAAAATATTATTGTTGAAGAATCTGAAAATGATTACTTTGAAATTACCCCGGAACAATATCATAAATTGTTGGTATCTGTTAATTTTAATGCAAAAGTTATTTCAAGATTACCAATGTTTAAAGGTAAAAAAATAAGAGTTAATGGTAATTTGAAATTAAATGGTTTAAGACAAATTACTAGTTTAGGTGATTTAACGGTAAGTGGACAATTAGATATTCCTTATACCGGAATAAAAAACTTAGACGGGGTAAAATTTGAAAAACTTGGTGCGTATCATATGACACCATATGCTGATGAAATTGAGAAAAAAAGATTAAAACAAGAAAGGGAAGACGCTAATGAAAGAAGAATAAATGACGAATGGAATATAAAAAATACAGATGCAATAAGTGAGATGGCAAATGCTGTATTTGAATATATGTACGCAACTGGTGATTTATACATATTAGATGATTCAGAACGTGAGGATCTGAAAAATTTTGAAATACAAATGGTGGAACTTGAAGAAAAAATTGATAATGAGGAAGATGATGAAATTTTAGATGATTTATATACTGAAAGAGATGAGTTAGAAGAAAATATTGACGCCTTAAAGGAAAAAGATAATGATCAATATGGTTTAGTTCCCGAAGATCGGCATTCTCACTATAAAATGACAGTATTTAAATCAATTCATGGTGATACAAATGGAAATACTTATGCTGTTGGTACTGAAGGTGAGGTGGATGACTCCATTGAAGAATATTATGAAGATATGGTAAATGATTTAAGTAGTTTTGATAAAAGCACACTAAGTAATCACATTGATGGTGAAGATGTGTATGATCATTTTGAAGATTCGATTCGTGACGATATTTATGAAAATTATGAAGATTATGATATTTCTAAAGAAACTAGTAAAGAACAAGATCAAGAAATAATAAACCTTAAAAATGAAAAAAAATCTCTTGAGATAGAAAATTATTTAATTTCAAATGGGGCTAGATCTCCTCTTATTGAAGAAGGAATAGAAAGTATGAAATACTTTAAATTCAAAGATTATATGAACAATTTATTAGTTGTTGAATGGTCTGACGATAAATGGCAAATTTACCAAAACAATAAAAAGGTTGAGTCAGTAACTTATGAAGATGAAGATGATGATGATGGAGAACATGAATCGGATAATGAATCAAGGATTGAAGAAATTGAGAATAGGGCGGAAGAAATAGATTCTGAAATTGAAGAAATTGAAGAGAATCCTGATGGAGATTTAAGTGATGATGATATTGAACGAGTTATGGAAGAAAAAAGAGATGAGATAGAGTCTGACCCGATATCTTGGTTGGATGATTATGGTATGAACTATGATAATTTTGTTAATACAAGAAGTTTACTACGTGACTTAATTGATGAATCTGACTATAGCGTAATAAGTCATTATGATGGGGATTATCAAGAAGTTAATATAAATTCAAATACCTATATTGTATTTAGAACTGACTAATACCTTTACAGAATGAAATAATATTATTATCTTTATGTGTAATGGAAAAAAAGAAAAAAATAGAATTTTTAATGAACACTGAATGGATGTTTGAAAAACCCATTGATCAAGAACACAAAGAGTATAAATTATTATCTTACTTTCAAAAAATGGGGGAAAAATTAGATAATATGGAACTCTATCCTGGATTCATTGAGTTGTCATTACACGTGGCAAATCTTCAAAATTTAATCAGAGATAAAAAAATAATGTATACTAATAAAAAATTTACAACAATAGATGATGAATTATTAGTAAAAGATTTAAAAATAAAAGACATCCCAATATTAAACAATGAGGAAAAAGAAGAATTTAACAAAATATTAACATATAGTGCTCCAAGAATGTTAGAATATTTTAACATTGCTAAATCTGTTTGGGAAATAGTGTTTGATAGTGTAATTTTAAGAATAAAAAAAAACAAAAATGAGGTTTTACAAAAAAAAGGATATTTTTATTATTTAGACTCAAAAGATAATTTGTTTTATGTTTGGGAATTTAATGTTAAACAAGTAAATAAAAAATCACCTGAAAGTAAAACATTAGTAAATTTAATTTATTCTGAAAAAAAAAATAATTTGACAATTACAAAAATTATAAATACATTTAGTCAATGGAATCAAGATAATATATCAAAATTACCTTTGTATGAAATGTTATGTGAAGCGAATTTCCCAATAAATGAAACGCTTCTTCCATTGTTTAAAAGAAAATTGATTACCTACATTAATCAAACTCAAATGATTGAAAATTATAAAAAAAACAAAGAAGAATTAAATTTTTAAAATTGTATATGAAAGTTAAATTAGAATATGTGTGGATCGACGGATATACACCTGAACCAAACCTTAGAAGTAAGGTAAAAATAGTTGATTATCAATCTATTAAGGAAGCGTTTCTTGATGGAAATTTCCCAATTTGGAACTTTGATGGGTCTTCAACATTACAGGCTGAAACAGGAAGTTCAGATTGTATTTTAAAACCTGTTAGACATTATTTTAAAGATATGGAATCAACCGTATATGTCTTATGTGAGGTATTAAATTCTGATGGGTCACCACACGAGTCAAATAAAAGATCAAGTATTGGTGAAGGTTTTGAAGATCTTTGGTTTGGTTTTGAACAAGAATACTTTATATACGACAAAAAAAACAAATGCGTTTTAGGTCATGATCAAAACAACTTGGAACCACAAGGTAAATATTATTGTGGAGTTGGTCAATATGTTGTTGGAAGAGATTTTGTTGATAAACATTTAAATATGTGTTTAAATTATGGAATTGATATTACAGGAGTTAATGCTGAGGTTGCGTTAGGACAATGGGAATACCAAGTATTATCTAAAGAAAAATTAAAAAGTGGAGATGATCTTTGGATGACAAGATATTTTCTTTTTAAAACCTCAGAGAAATATTCATACCACATTGAATTACACCCAAAACCAATTACACATGGTAAATGGAATGGGTCTGGTCTTCATACAAATTTTTCAACAGATATTATGAGAAATGATGGAAATAAAGAATATTTTATGTCATTGTTTAACGCATTTGAATCAAGACATCGTCAACACATTAAATCTTACGGTTCAAACAATAATTTAAGACTTACTGGTGAATACGAAACACAATCAATAGATAAGTTTAGTTGGGGTGTCTCTGATCGAGGAGCATCAATTAGAGTTCCAAAAGAAACCGCAGAGGAATGGAAAGGATATCTTGAAGACAGAAGACCAGGATCAAACGCAGACCCATATAAAATTATTTTTGAGATTGTTAAATCACTCCACGAAACAAAACAAATATACCGTATAAAAACCATGATGACTAAAAATATTGACACAAATAATCTTAGTGGTAAATATGGTACAATTTCTAATGATGAATTATTAAACGAATATAAAGAAGAATAATGGATAAAGAATGTGTATGTGGTGGAACCGGACTTTGTCAGTGTCCACCGATAAAAATAGAACAAGTAAATCATCCTCAACATTATGGGGGAAAAAATAACGAATACGAAGCAATAAAAGTTATTGATGCTTGGGATTTGGGGTTTAGTTTAGGAAATGCAATAAAATATATTAGCCGTGCAGGAAAAAAAAGAAAAGATACAGAACTTGAAGACCTCAGAAAAGCCCTATGGTACATCCAACACCACATTGAAAACATCGAAAAATAAAACAGGATTTAGTAAAGAAATTTCAGTTTTAGACGCAATCACAACACCAAGTGAATTACTACGGGAAACTTTCATAAATTTTATGTGGGGGTTTTTAGGTAATTCTATTGTTGTGTTTGTTGCAAAAGAATTGGACTTTTTAGTTTTAATAAATTATGTTCTGTATTACGTTTTAATATCATATATTGTCAATAGAAAAAAATATGACACAATTTTAGGTAAGTTTATAGTTCTCCCTGGTTCAGCCGCGGGAGGAGCATTTGCGGGATATAAATTAGCTCAAATAATTACAGAAATGGTTTAATTAAAAAAAGATAAGATATGATAGGTAGTTTAGTGTATGTAAGTTTGTTATTGAATGTAGTATTAATTTTAAAATTGATAAGTAAATGATGATAGTAATGGGAATTTTAATTGGTGTAGCAATAGTGTTAACAACTGTGTTAGTAATGGATATTTTAATTGATATAATAATATGAAATACTACAAAATTATTTTAGCTGGTAAAGGGGCAGAACTTTAC